AACTCTTCTAGCACAACTGCATCTGGAGCTAGTTGGCTATGTTGTGGAAGAGTAGGAAACAGGTACATGAGCACGTCCAACGCAAACTGTGCCTCTTCACAAGACACACATCGCTGCTCGTGCTGGAACTTCGCAACACCATTCCACAATGAATACTCGTCCAGTGGTGCGGGAATGTACTCTTCCCACTGGGCGGAGAGAGGGTATTTACTGATGGGTAGAGGAAGTCGAGGAAGATGAGCTTCCACGACCAGAGTTATAGTGTTGGGGACTGGCGCTGCGCGTGATGTGCAGCGATCGTCCAAGGGGGGCAACACGAGCTTCAACGGTTGCAGTGCCATTATGGGTAGCGGCAGCAACCCCTGGTGCACGAAAAAACTGCAAGTCGATATCAGAAAACGAAACTCCTTCTCCGTTAGCATGATGTAGTGCAATAATTTCACCTCCTCCTCCGTCAGCATTCGCTTGCAACACAATTGGGCATCCACATGATCCTAGTTCAGTGGACAGATCGTAGGTAACAACAGAACCATCAACACCGGTAACCGTCCCAGTGGATGTTTTCTTGTTAACTGGATCTACGATGGAGATGCGACGACCAATCATTGACTTGTCAGCTTTAACAAACTTCTTTATTGCAACAGGCTTGCATGGTCCTTCACACGTAGGTGTAATGGGAATGTAGCACAAATCACCGGAAAGCTTGCACACCTTGAAATTCCCTTGTAACTGAGATTTCCCAAGGTACGCATAACGCTTAAGAGCATGGTAAGTTGTCAACACACCATTTGCAATGCGCACGAAGGCGTTCACAAGTTGCTTTTGTTCGTCGTAAATCAAACCAGTGTCGTAGAGCGGGAAAGGTAAATTGGATGCATCGATTGACTCGAGCTGTCCTTGTTTCTTGAGGTGATCACAAAGAACTTGGTAAGCCCGATCAATCATGTCTGACGAGACCTTAGCGAACATACCATGACTCTCTATCATCAAGGCAGCGATCCGACCAGCCAGCGAGCGAGGACAGTTCAGATATCTTTCGATATTCTGAACAAGATCAGCGTGGTATTCGTCGCGTAATTGACGAACTTCACCATCGGAGACACCAGCGCGTTGTTTCTCTTCTGTTGTTGCAGGGTTTGTCATTGCTTCAATGTTCACAACTACAGGAGTAGTGACCTTTTG